ATAAGAGGGTGTTGGGATCATGGATATTCTTTATTACAACAATCAAATCAGAGACGAGCTTGATGGAGCTTGTGATTACATTCAGAGGGCTATTGACTGTAAGGGCACGAACTCGAATCATGCCTCCACATTTGCAAAGATGTCTGAGATGGAATTGGAGCACGCTTCGGAACTTCTAGATATGTTCAAAGAAGATTACAGCAAAGAAGCAACCAGTGATTCTATTTATCCTCAGATTAAACAGTTACTTCTAAATATGTATGCTGAATCTTATGCGAAAGTTAAATACATGCAAGAGCTCTATAAAGATATGTAAAGTGAGAACTTTGACTATATTTTGTAATTTTGGAGGACATTTACAATGTATCCTTACGACAACTTTACTGTTCCAGGACTTAATTCAATAAATTTTCAGGGTCCATATAACAAAATGGAAATACCGAAAGTTAGTGGAAGAGATGGCGCGAATTCGTTTCAGTTAGCTCCAAATAGTTCGGTTCTTATGATCGATCTGACTCAGGAAGATGTGATTTGGTGCAAATCTACGGACAGTGCCGGATTCGCCACTATTAAACCATACAGGATTACGGAGATTGAAGAACCGAAAGTTGTTGACGTAAAAGCGACTGAAGAATCACCAGAGTACGCTTTGAAATCTGATGTCGATCGGATCGAGGGAAAAATCGATAAACTTTTGGCAGAACTCCATTGAATGAGAAGGAGCAGGCAATGAATCCGATATTAAGACAATTAGGAAATGAAAATGTAACTGGACAGCAGGCATCTCAGAATCAGAATGATAATTCGCTGCCTACAAGTTTAAATGATCCAAGATTAGATTCGGCCAAGAATTATGTGGCACAGCATGGAGGGGATCCTCAACGAGCGTTCTATCAGCTGTGTAACGAGAAGGGTCTTAATCCTGCTGGAATAATAAATATGGTATTTGGCAGGAGATAACTTATGGATCTAATTCTTCATATCGAGGTTAAATCATGAATAAAAATACTTTTGAAATTGCATTACTTCTCGTTCGCCTTATTGTGGCTGTAATGGTTGTTTATATTTTTCCAACTATTACGAAATACATAAAGACGCGCCAGATCTATACCATTGTCGACAAGGCAGTAAAAGCTGCACAGCAGGTATGGTGGCAGAAATCGGGTGCTGATAGAAAAGCTTACGCACTTAGTTTTGTCAAAGACGCACTCTCAAAATTGAATATTACGTGTGATGATGAACAGATTTCTAAGCTTATTGAAGCAGCCGTCATGGAGCTGCATCTTGAAAAAGGGGATCTGAAAGAATCGTGACTAAGGTATTTATTTCACAACCTATGGGTGATCGGTCTGACGAAGTTATTATTGCTGAACGTAATGCAATTGCACAGGAATTAGACACAATGATATCTACCGACGATGTTGAAATTGTTGACAGTTTCTTCAGACAGGCACCACACGTTGCAAATCCATTATGGTTCCTTGCGAAGTCGTTGGAATTACTCTCTACGGCTGATGCAGCATACTTTGCAGATCATTGGAAAGAGCATCGTGGATGTAGAATCGAACATGAAGCTTGCAAGTATTACAAAATAAAGATATTGCGCGATTGAAGGTGAGATATGTATGACAAAAACGGAAACCGCTACTAAATGGATGGAAGATACAGCCAACGATGACTCTCATGGATACGACCAGGCAAATCGTTGGGGACCGGATTACGATTGCTCTAGTGCTGTTATTACGGCTTGGCAGATGGCTGGCGTACCTGTAAAATCGAAAGGTGCAACATACACTGGTAACATGTATGGAGTATTTCGTAAGTGCGGATTTGAGGATGTGACCTCTTCTATTAATCTTGCAACAGGCAGAGGACTGAAAAGGGGTGATGTGCTTCTAAATAAAATCCATCACGTTGCAATGTTTTGCGGTAGTATGAAAGAAGTTGAAGCATCGATCAATGAAAAGGGTAGAGCAGTCGGTGGTTTAAAGGGTGATCAGACAGGAAGAGAGTTCTTAATTCGCAGATATCGTAATTATCCTTGGGATTGCGTATTGCGGTATAAAGAGCCTGCTAGTGAGTCACTTCCGGATGGTCCGACAGTTGTTGCAGCGGCAACATATTTTAATAAAGATGCTCGTAACGGTGTGCCATTTATTGTTGATCCGAATAAAGTTCACACTTCCTTAAATTTGAGAACGGATGTGAAAGATAATCCGCATAATAAGATCCTTGGCATGTTACTTCCAAATGAGAAAGTAATCTGGTATGGATATTATAAGATGGATAAGTCCGGAGCTTTATGGTTGTACGTCACAAATGGCAGAAAAACAGGCTATTGCGCAAAGGAATATCTGAAGTAATAGCATTGATATTTTGCCACTTTTTTTTTTTGCCACCTATAATAAAGGCTATGAGTTGTAAAAGATTCATGGTCTTTATTTTTTTTTTATTCATAGGAGGACATAAAAATGGCATCAGCAAGGCAAATCAATGGACGTTGGTATTACAGAATTAATATCATCTCAAAAAATACGCGAAAAAAGCCTTATAGGAGGCTATATTGTATACAATAACACAAGTATACAAGAATCAGATAAAACTGGCGATTATGGCGTATTTTTGGCCAATTTGAGCCATTCTATGAAAGAAATTGAACAAATATGTAAAGAAGCAGGTGGTGATATATCAGATTGGCTATTTGCTGCAGTAACAGAAGGTATAAGCTATCCGATCTTAGAAGCTCGTGGAATACCTTGTGGAAGGGATTACTTTTATTTAAGGTATCGTAAATTCTTTTGGTTGCTAAGTCAAGTTCGTTAAAAATTCATTCCTCTTAATGAAGGAGGATAAAGTTATGGCAACTATTTTTACATTAGCATTTGCTTTCTTTAGTATTGCATATTATGCATACAAAGGAATCAAATTGTTAAAAGATAATTGAGGAGCTATTTCAGCTCCTCTTTCTTTTTGTTCAATTTATAGGAGAATACACAGAATGAATAATAAGGTTAAAGATATTCTTGAAAAAAGCGTACCGACAAGGACACCTTAATGGATTCGAATTCGCTATATTTATGCAAAATCTGCTTATATCCAAAGATGGGTATGTCATTGACACTGGCAACTGGGAAAATGTAAATGCCGAAGTTGCTGCTCGTTTAGCTAAACGAATAAAGAAGCATCCGATTCTTTGGAAGCTTTTCTTTATGGTCGCGTAATTCGCGATAAATTCACACTCCTTAATGAAGAGAAAGAAGATATTTAAGGTGGTTATAAGCCCACTTAAATTCGGAAGCGGGGGAGCCGTAGATATACGGATGGCACGAGAGAGATTAAAAGGGCGCGGCCATCAAAGAACCTGGGCCGTCGAATGTATTTTCTTTTTCTTCTTCTTTTTTTTTATTTTTAGGAGGTTATTATGTTGGATATTCGTGAGGAACTTAAGTTTTGTTGCAATGCGTTTCTGAAAGACAGACAGGAAACTGATGCAGTGAATTACGTATCAGTTTTGAACATGATCAATGGAATTATTAGAGACGTGGGAATGCCAAATGCTGTGTCGGCCAATATTATTGCTAACTCAGATGAGGTTTGTTTGAGAATAAGTATTTGTGGTGATAATTATTCAATTGCTGCTATTAGAATTAACAATGGTAAGATCATTTTCAAAGATATTCTCGAAGACGAATTTGATATGGTAGTTAACTTTTTAATTCGTAATCACCACCTTATAGAATGTTGCAAGTTATGGAACCGGTATCTTCTTTTCTAGCCCACCAAACAATTTGATCAAAAAAAAAAATGGAGGTGCAATCATGATGTTTTATATTTGCGCAAGAAATAAAGAATAACCATTACAATTTAGATGTTGAGATGGAGATTAGTGATGAAAAGAGAAAGAATGCATTACGTTCTTGGCTGCGTTGGCTTCGAAGAAAAATAAGAAAGGGGAAATAGAAATGGCAAAAAATGATTACCTATCTCATCATGGAATTCCAGAACAAAAGTGGGGAGTTAGAAGATATCAGAATTATGATGGAACTCTTACCGAAGAAGGAAGAAGACGATTAGGAATTGGAAAATATGAAGATGACCACGATTCGGATATTACTTTGAAAAAAGGAACCAAAGTATCCAGAGCGGTAGCAACTCCACAGTACAGCGAATATAAAGATCCAGAACTTGGCGGAAATGAGAAATCTGCCAAGAAATATATTGATGATATTATCGCAAATGAATCTAAATTAGACCGTAAATATATTTCTGTAGATAACGTAAGAAACAGCGGACGAAAAAATGGAAAAGATTTTTATACAAGTTGGTTTACTGATCAGGGATGGGATACTGATAGTGCTTATGTCGATATGTATGAATTAAAAAAAGATGCTAGAGTTGCTTCTGGAAAAAAAGTAATGGATGCTCTTATTGAGGAAGTAGGACCACAGAAAATTAATGAGTTATTGATTAATGATAGATCAATTAAGAATTTAACATTGGATTATACAAATAATAAAGATCTTTTTGATAAGGTTAACGAACGCTTTATGAAAGAGGGTTATGACGGGATTGAAGACATAAACGATCAAGATACAGATATGCCTGTCATTATGTTTAACTCTCAGAAAAATCTTGGTAAGCCAATCTCAACGCAAACTGGAGAGGAGGCATGGGATGAATTATATAAGAAATACATTAGCTCCGGAAAATAAGGAGTCTGGTTACGACGGAATCATCAAAGACATAAACGACCCAGATACGTTTGATTCTCAGAAAAATCTTGGTAAAGCTATTTGGCAACCATGTAAGATCAACAACCAAGACTGTTTGAACTTTACGTTGGTAAATGATTAACTTTCGTGTAAAAATCATACCTCCTAATGAAGGAGTAACAGTAACCTTAAGGCACATTTTGTGGAGCCAACTTGATTGGACTAACTCTGCTGTTACATAAGAATAGCGTAGTT